CAGAAATTGAAGGAAACCTGCCACATTACAGCCAAAAGTGGTTGGAATTCGCTGCAGCAAGCCGATTTTACATGAAAAACCCACCAAACTACCCAGAAACCCCAAAAACGTGGCGCGACCAGCCATTGAGGCGCCTGCTGATCGCAAACCTGACCGGTGAGGCATCCTTGGGCCAGCTCGCTGAAGGTAAGGGGGCAGACCCCAAGATTCTACGCACACTGTTCACCGGTGACCTGCGAATCGTGGGCCTAACCTACGACCAGGTCATGAAACTGCCGTTGGCCCATCAAACGGCGCGGGCCGAGCTATTGATGGCGTCCATGGACCGTCAAAGGAAGCTGAAATGAACAAGCCAGTGTACGTGTTTGGGTCTTCCAACGGTTGGGCGCAAGAGTACGTGCGCCGGAAATCCCCAAGAGAGCATGGGGTCGATCCATGGAGGGTACTCTACTCAGCCCAAGGCTTGAGAGGGTTCAGGAACGGGGAGATACACCTGCTGAGCGACTACAAGCTGAACCCTGAATGGGTGGGGAGCACTTGGTTCTGCTCTGTTGGCCATGAGATCCGCGTTCTGGGGATGTTCGACTTGGGCGTGACCGTCATAGAAGTGCCAGATGAGGATTGGCTATGATCAATGAAGAGCGCATGGCAGCCGCCAAGACGATGCTGCGGGGGAAGCTCTACCCCGCCCAGAGTCTCAATGGCCTACCGGAATCCGAGTTGAGGTCGCTCAGGGACACAGCCAACGACATGCTCCCACCAGACACACTGAAGGAACTCGACCTGGAGGCAGAGCTCGTCGGTCAGTTCCGCAAGACCAAGGCCCTGTACGGGGAAATCTGCAGTGACCCTGAGGTGGCACCCAACCAGAAGGCGCAAGTGGCCAACTCGTTGGTGGCGACACTGGGCCAACTGGTGAAGATGCAGCAAGACCTGCGCCGCGAAGCTCAGTTGAAGATCATGGAGACGGTGTTCATCGAGACCATCAGGACGATGCCTGAAGCATTCAAGGAGGAATTCTTCAAGGAATACGAGGAACGGGCGAAGAAGGCGGGTCTCGCCTAAGTAGCAAGCTGCACCCATAAAAAAACAAGAACAAGGGCAGCAAATGAGCAAAAGCGAACTATGGTCGAGCCATCTGGCTCGGCTCAAGGCGGGCGCGTCCCAGGCCACGGCGATCGAAGAGATCTCGCGCTGGATCAGCGAGAACACCTACATCAAGGGCAAGCCCTACAGCTACGTCGGCCGCGAGTACCAGAAGCGGATTCTGGACAGCAGGGCCAAAGAGATGGTGATCAGGAAGTGCTCCCAGATCGGAATCAGCGAGGTGGCTGTGCGCCGCGCCCTGGGCCTGTGCGGGATGCTGTCGAGCTTCACGACGATCTACACACTACCGACGGCGACCCTGGCCAAGATCCTGATGCAGACCCGGGTCGCGCCTGTGATCCGGGAGTCGCCGTACCTGAAGAACATGCTGGCTGAGACGGACAGCGTCGAGGTCAAAGAGTTCTCTAACGGAAGCTACCTGTACATGAAAGGGGCGGCGTCGTCCAACGCCCCCATCTCGATACCAGCAGACAACCTTGTTCATGATGAGTTGGATTTCAGCGACCTCAACGTAATCAACCAGTATCACTCGAGGCTCACCAACTCTGAGTACCAGATGCGGACGAAGCTGTCGACACCCACCCTGCCTGGCCGCGGAGTCGATGCTGAGTTCTCGAGCTCGAAGAGGCACTTCAACTTCGTGAAGTGCGACCACTGCAATCACTACTTCGTGCCAGACTACTACCAGCACGTGAAAATCCCGGGATACACCGGGGAAATGATTGAGGTCACCAAGAAGAACCTGCATGGGCTGCGCTGGAAGGAGGCGCATGTGGGGTGCCCGAAGTGCGGCAATACCCCAAGCCTGGAGCATGCACATCGGGAGTGGGTGTGCGAGAACCCCGACGAGAACCACGAGGCGGAAGGTGTCCAGGTCTCGCCATTCGATGTGCCCAGGCACATCAGCCCTGCGTACCTGGTGAAGTCATCGACGACGTACTCGAACATTGGCGACTTCGTGAACTTCAACCTGGGGCTTCCCTTCTTCTCACAGGAGTCCGTGCTCTCACCGGACGAGATCAGGGGCATCACGATCGACAGTCGCCTGATAGGCGCCTTCTCCCACGTCATGGGGGTCGACCTTGGAAAGACCTGCCATATCGTGGTGATGGCATGCTTCGTTGATGGAGCGGCCCAGGTCGTGGAGATCGTCGACGTGCCGCTGGCGCGCCTGCGGGAGGTCTACGTCGAGTTGCGGATCAAGTACAGGGTCAGGGTGTCGGTCATCGACTCGCTGCCCTACACGGACACGGTCCTGGCCCTGCAGGCGATCGACATGAACCTCTGGGCCTCGGTCTACATGCAGACCAGGGGCACGCAGTTGTTCTCGCTGAAGAAGCAGGAAGAAGACGGTGAGTCTGGGAGCCAGTTGATCAGGCAGGTCAACGTGGTGAGGGACAGGGTTTTCGATGCCCTGATGTCGTACATTCGCTCGGGCCAGTTTTCGAAGTTGGCGTGCCTGCGGGACACAGAGTTCGTGGAGCACTGCACAGACATGCGCCGAGTCAAGGACTGGAACCTGAAGTCTCAGACCGTCGAGTTCAGGTGGTTGAAGTCAGAGGCAGGCAATGATCACTTCTGGTTCGCCCTGTCGTATGCGTTCGTCGCCAAGCACATCATCGGGACATTCTCCGGTGCAGGTGGGGGTGCGCTGCCGCTGGTTAGCAGCTTCCAGAAGGCACCTACGCGGACGTGACCTAGCCAGTTTATGGGGCAGTGTGCAGTGTAAAGCGCAGACCATCAAGGTGTAAGCAGTGTATGCTTCAATAGTCATAAGCTATTGTGTGAGTTGTGACGATAGCGTATCATGCGGGTAATCATAGGGAACCTGCATGTTTGACAGCCTCAGCAGCGTGAGTGACTTTCTGGCACTGGACGCAGCAGTACAGTTGCCCCCGGTCGCGCCACCAAAGGTGAAACCGGGGTCAGCGACGTTCCCGAGCTACCTCACGACGACTAAGCCGACGGCCGACTTCCTGCCGCAGAACGATCGCCGACTGGCCAGCACAGACACGACGACGCTGCGCAACGGCGCGAATACGTGGGCTATCATCCGTGACTTCGTTGCGAGCTCGCCGGATCTGTCAGCGTCGGTGTGGTCCTACATCCGCCTGGGTGTTCCACAGGAATACACCGCGGTCGCGGTCAACCCTGACGGTACGTTCAACCGCGAGGCCACACAGCTGGCCCAGCAAATCCTGACACGCTTCAACCTGCTCCCGGACTACCTCACAGACGGCTTCACGGGCCCGCAATCGGTGAGGGCGACGTCGGAGTCGCTGGCCAAGGAGTTGATCCAGTACGGGTCATGCTGCGGAGAGGTGGTCCTGGGCAAGGACCGGCTGCCGAAGCGCATCCAGCCGATCAGCACGACCCAGATCAAGTTCATCGCGGCAGCCGACAAGACCTTGATACCCTATCAGGTGATCGGGTCAGAGAAGATTGCGCTGGACTCGCCGACGTTCATCTACGTGTCGCTCGACCAGAGCCTGCTCGAACCCTACTCGAGCAGCCCGATCGAGAGCGCGATCAAGCCTGTGATCTACAGCGAGCAGTTCTCAAATGACATCACCCGCATCGTGGGCAAGGTCATCCACCCTCGCCAGAAGGTGCGGGTTGACGAAGAGACGCTGCGCAAGCACCTGAGCCAGGAAGCGCAGGGCGACCGTGACGTCGCGGTCAAGGAAATGAACGCAATCATTTCCGAGATCGAGAGCAAGGTCAACTCGCTGCGGCCGGAAGACGTCCTGGTCTACCTGTCGAGCCTGGAGTTCGAGGTTGAGACCCCGGGCAACGGCAGCCTGGCCAACGAATACACTGTGCTCCAAGAGATGAGCAATGCGCGCCTGAGCACGGGCTCGAAGACGAACGGCACAGTCCTTGGCTACGCCAGTGGTAGTTCGAACATCGCGTCGAGCGAGATCATGCTGTTCATGAAGAGTGCTACCGGAGCGATCAAGGCGCCGATCGAGGAGTTCTGGTCGCGGTCCTTGACCTTGTCTGTGCGCCTGTTTGGTCAGGACGTCACGGTCAAGTTCACCTTTGCCAGCATCGACCTGAGGCCAGATGCAGAGCTTGCTGCTTTCCAGCAGACGAGGCAGATGATGCTCCTTGAGCGCTTGTCGCTGGGGATGATCACGGACGACGAGGCGAACCTGGCACTGACCGGCCGCTTGCCGCCGCCGGGGATGAAGCCGCTGAGCGGGACGATGTTCAAGCACGGCGCCGTGGCTGCCACCGCGGACGGGCCAGCCGCGCCATCGAATGACGGCAGCACGCTGAACCAGAAGCTGAAACCAACCACACCTGCGACCGGGCGCGGGCAAAACAAGAAGGCTGATATCTACGCCATCGAGGATGCCGCATAGCATGTACAGGTTGAAAGTCTATACAGACGAGGAAGTAGAACTAATTGCCAATCAAGGCGGGATTGCTGTTGACCGGCTGCTGCTCCACGGCCTTAATAATATCGCCACTGTTCTAATTGCCCATGTCGACGCAGAAGAGCGGGTTATGGAAGCTCACGGAACAAAGACGGAGATAGCGGCCAGAGTTGCATGGGTAGACGCTCAGATTGACAAGGCTAGGGCCAAGACCAAGATGATGCAAAAGGTGACGGAGTCCGGTGTAATCTGGGCTGTCGTAGGAGCCCTTGGCATCGTTGCTTACGCGATCAAGGACGCGTTTATGACGTGGACCCACACCTTGGGAGTGGGGAAATGACACTCCCAGAGGCCTACCTGAAGCACATCCTCTCCTTCGAAGGGGGCTATAGCGACAACAAGGTTGATCGCGGCGGAAAAACAAACTTCGGCGTCACCCAGCGGACGTATGACCGCTGGTTGTCTGACCATAACAAGCCCATTCGACACGTCAAATACATCGAGATGCACGAGGTCTGGTCCATCTACGATGAGCTTTTCTGGAGAACAGCAAAGTGCAGCACGCTTCCGGTTCCGCTCGACATGGTCGTTTTCGACTCTGCCGTGCAGCACGGCCCGGGCAGGGCGGCGCGCTGGCTCCAGGGCATTGTCGGTACCGCACAGGACGGCGATATCGGGTTGAAGACGCTGGCTGCGCTTAATGACATCGTGACGACCTATAGCATCGGCTGGGTCGTGCAGGCGTACCTTGGTGTACGAGATGAGTTCTACGAGCAGATCATGAGGAATGACCCAAGCCAGGAGATGTTCAGGCGAGGGTGGGCGAACAGGATGAAGCGTCTTCGTACGCTGGTAAAGGAAACCAATGTCTGACTGGAAGTCTGTTGTCTCTACGGTCGCGCCATGGATCGGGACAGCCCTTGGTGGGCCGCTTGGCGGCA